AGTGCAGTAACGGCAAAATATCAAGGCAGAGTTTACAGCATTTCAGGAAAAGACAAACGATTCCCTGCGCTGCCTGATTTTATGAAAGAGCCACAGAGCATTTGCTATTTGTCCGGCCCATTTACATATTGGGGAGACAAAAGCCTTGATACGATCTATTACAAAGGGAACGACACAAACGCCATTTCAGTAAGTTGGCGACCGTTTAAGGACGATAGATCGCCGCAAGAAATTGCCGGATATAAAAACACGATTGAGAAAATCATGCAGCCCAAAATATCTCGGTACAAGATGCGTGTATACTTCCGAATTAAGTATTATCTTCCTGAAAAGCTGCCTAAGACAAAATCGGCGATTTATCGCCTTTCGGAAGAAGAATTTGAAAATCTTATTTCTGTTGCGGAGTGCGCCGGCGTCCCCCTTCCAGAAAAGCCAGTTTACAAAGAACCGATAGACCCAGAGCCAGAGTATAACGGCGGACACCGTAAGCCATTTTTCATTTTCTGATTTTAGATTGCCCCGGCATTGGCGGCAACCTCTGCCGGGGCTTCTGGAAATGTGGTAAACCGACACGTCTGCCACGATTAAAGCGTACCCTTTTCTGTTCATAAAGTCCATGTTTCAAATAGCAAATCAGGAGGAAGATTCAAGAACCGTTCCCAAAACTGCCGGGAAAACAAACAACTGAATGGAGATGGAGAAAAAGTGTCAGCGCTCACAGACTTGCAGCCTTACTTAGATGAGTATCCAGCCAAAATTCGCAAAGCGAAAAATGCCAGCGGCTTCACCCTGCAAGAATTGTCTGACCTGTCCGGCGTTCCTTATAACAACATTTGCGACACGAATGCAGGGCGGGTCAAACACCCGCTCCTTTTTTATGCCGCCGCCACTTGTAAGGTTTTGAATCTGTCGCTGAATGAGCTTGTCGGTCTGGATGAACAGCCGGACACACAGCATGTCCATGAGTTGGAATTGGAAAACGTGCGGTTATCCGGCGAAGTAAAGCATCTGCAAGAAATGAACGCAGGGCTGAAAAAGCAGGGGGAAACCCACACAAGGACAATTTATATGCTTATCGGCGTTTGCAGCATTCTTTTGTGTGCCGTTGTATGGTACGTCATCTTCGATATCCAGGTAGAGACCGCCGGTATTTTCCGCTCGGCTGGGACAAGCATTTTTGCGGGCGTCCTCGCCCTGATACTGAACGCCTCCGTCGCGACCATCATTTACGCCTTCAAAAGCATTCACAAGGGGAAAAAGAAATGAGAGTTGCACTTTATGTCCGCGTCTCCACGGAAGAACAAGCCGTTCACGGCCTTTCCGTCGATGACCAGAAAGAAAGCCTGAAAAAATGGGCAGAGGAAAACAAGCATAAGGTCGTTGATTATTACATCGATGCCGGGGTAAGCGGCAGAAAAAGCGTGTCAAAGCGGCCTGAATTGCAACGGCTTCTGTCTGATGTGGAAGCGGGGAAAATCGATCTTGTAGCGTTCACAAAATTAGACAGGTGGTTCCGCAACATAGGGGAGTTTTACAAGGCGCAGGAAGTCCTCGACGCGAACGGCGTTGTCTGGCAAGCGACATACGAGGATTATGAGACCGCCACCGCCGCCGGTCGGTTAAAGGTCAATATAATGCTGTCAGTCGCGCAGGACGAGGCAGACAGAACGTCAGAGCGCGTTAAACGGATCATGCAGCACAAGCGGGAGCTTGGCCTCTGCCCGGCGGGGAAAACGCCCATCGGATTAAAGGCCGTCGAGAGCCGCCTTTGCATCGACGAGGAAACAGCGCACATTGCAAGGCGAATGTTTGAAGATTACATAGCCACCGGAAGCGTTAACCACGTCAAAAAGATGCTCGTTTCCGAGTTTGGAATAATGCGAGCAAATCATCATATAAAAGGCGCATTGAGCAACGAGAGATATATCGGCCTTAACAACGGAATAAAAGTCTGCGACGCGCTGATCCCGCCGGAGGATTTTTCCCTTGTACAACGGATGCTGACGGCAAGAAGCGTTCGCAACAACGGATCGCGGCACACTTGGCTTTTCTCCGGCCTTGTCTGGTGCGCCGAATGCGGACAACGCCTTGTGACGCATTCAACACGGCAACGGGGGACGGACTACTTTTATTACAAGTGTAAGAATTATGAAGTCGGCATCTGCCGCCACAAAAAGAGAATCAACGAGGCAACACTTGAAAAATATTTACTTGCCAAACTGCCAATAGAGGTACAGGCGCACAACGCAAAGCTCAAAGCGGGAAAAACAAAACCGCCGGTTGATACGGCGGCAATCAAACGCAAAATGGACAAGCTGACAGACCTTTACCTCGCCGATCTCATAAGCCGCGAGAAATACGAAATGGAATACACTTCGCTAAAAGAAAAGCTGAACGTTCCGCCAGAACCGAAGCCAATCAACGAAGAACTTGTCATGTCCATGCTGGACGCATACGACAAACTTCCGCCAAGCGGGAAAAAGGAAGTATGGAATCGCTTCATTCGCCGGATTGTAATTTCAGAAAACGGCGACATCTTTTTTGAACTTGTTTGGCTATAAGGAACCTTAACACCTGTTATAGTATAATATAGCTAAATAGGGGATGCACTATACATCCCCTAAAATATAGTTTACTACTTTTTCAGCTTTGCCAGCGGCAGAGATTATCATAGTTGGATCATTTTTTAGAACTTGCATCCAACCTTGAAGATATGCAGCGCTATTTCGGAAAGAAGCTCTTGTTTCTATCCCTACATGGGCAACAAGGTTTGCCGCGCCGAGCTCCGCTACAAGCTCTTCTTTGCTGTAGTCATCGCTTCCAAAAGCCGCTGCGCCAGAACCGCAAGCAAAGCGATCAAGCCTTGTTTTATGCCCGGTAGAATGTGCCATCTCGTGAAAGGCTGTCGAGTAATACAATGCATCATTAGGGAATTGTTCAATCTTCGGAATGACGATTGCATCACGTGACGGGCTGTAAAACGCTTCGTCGGACAGATTATCGCGGATCAGCTTTACGCCCTCGCGCTCAACATAAGCGGTAATGATGTCCTCGGCCTCCGATACCGGGTTTGCGTGCTTTTGGAGTTCGGGAGGATATTTGATTTTGATATTCTCGCAATCTTCGACATTGAACACGGTGTAGTATCTAAGCATCGGTACGATCTTTTCTGTTGGCTCTCCGCTCTCGTCCGTCAAGCTCGTTGTCACCTGTTTCCAGAAAACAACCGGGCGGCCTTTAGAGCCTTTCTTCAAATGGCCCTTTTCAGCTTTGATCTGATTCATCGTCACCCACTCGCCAGCGCAGCCAAGAATTAACTGGTTAAGCAGGCTGTACGGCTTGCCGGTGGTGTGGGAAACAGCGCCAACGCCCGTCCATGGTTTGTCCCACGGGATGACGCCCTTTTCCATTTCCTCAATCAGGCGGTCAGTTATCAACGCGCAAATTTTCCTGTTCATATAATCGCCGCCTCCGCCGTCTGGTAGATGAATTCATACTCGGCATTGGAAATGCTGTCGTCATTCGCGGCAAAAGACACAATATACCGAAGCGTGTCATTGCTGTCAGCCGCTGCGATCAAATTGATGTACTCGCTTACGCACATAGTTTTTTCTCCTTTACATTTCTGCCTTGCCGTGTTAAGGTAGAAAAGGAAAGGGGCTTTGGCAAGGCTCTAAGCCCCATCCTGTGGCTTTCGGTGAGCGGCTTTAGCTGGGGCGCTCACCGATTTTTTAATGCTTCTGCATGATCCGCTTAACGCGCTCTCGCAGCTCTTCGAGCGAATCGCAAGTTTCGATCAGCTCAAGAATCGCTCTGAGCAACGCTTCCGTGACGTTCACGTCAGGCATGTCCTCACTTCCTTCCGTAAAAGGCTTTTGCCCTTGCCTTACAGTTGTAGTTATAAACTATTCAGTTTAGAATGTCAACTATTTAATTGAATTTTCTTGCAAAAATTTATAACATTTTCGACATGCTCAATGAAACATGCGGTTGATTTTATAAAGCAAAGAGGAGGGCCTTTCAGCCCTCCTTTTTTCTTTGCTCACTCAACGATACACTCATAATACCGCACGAGCTTGTCTTCGTCCGCGTCCTTATCGCAAAGAAACGCTTCGGCGAGGTCGGCGTAGAACTCCGTGTTGTTGACGTTGAATTTCTTTGCCACCTTGAAGTAGTCCGAGTACAGCATGTTCATGGCGACATAGAACTCCATCGGATCGCAGTCTATTTTCTTCTGTTCAAGAAGATTCTTGGTCTGCTCGTAGCTCCAATGAGCGCCCCTGCTGCCGTCCTCATTCTCAAGGCCGTGCATCCACTCGTCCGCCATTTCGCGGGTCATTCGGTCGTACCCTCCGGCATAGCCGCGGTCGTACTCTCCGCCGTAGCTCTCGCCCATGCGCGGCTCGTAGGAGAATCCTATTCGGCGGCGGTCGTCGTAATAATCCGTGTATTCGTCGCGGTAGTCATTGCGCGGGGCATAGCGCCCATTGTTGTAATGCTCGCGGCCTCGGCTGTCGCGGTATCTGTCATGCGGCTCGTAGTCACGGTTATTCTGTATCTGGTAGTCTCGGATGCGTCTGATTCTGTCCGCTCTCATGTCGTCGCTCCTGTCTCCGCGTTAATGGCGGTAAGATCATTGCTCGGCGAGCAGCACGGTTTTCCGATCATTCGGAACGTGCCGCCCGTGGCACTGGTGACTACAGTCGTGCTGTACTTCGTCCGCGTCCGCACACCACATGCAGTCACGGGAGCGCAGCAACGATTCGTCAGCGGGAACTGCGTCGTCCCCGCACCAATGGTAAACACGACCGGCGCGTTGATCGTCGCCGTCGTTGGGATGCTCTGCGCCAGAACGATGCAGTATTTTTCTCCGTTGGAATAGTTGCCGTCAGGTAGGTTGACAACAAGATTTCCGCCGGTAAACGTGATCGTCTGGCTAAGAATCAGCCTTTTGCAAAGCTGACAAACGGGTTTGCAAGACATTATAAACTCCTTTCAGGGGCGGGATTTCCCGCCCCGATTAACATTTGGTCAGTAGCCACAGCCGCTGCAAGTGTTCGTGTTGCAGCAATACGGGTTCGCAACACTGTAAGAGGGGATCGGCGACGGGCGAAGCGCATTGATGAGCGTAGCGTTCTGTGCGCTCTGCGACGCTGCAAGCCGCAGCGCCTGATTGTCCGCCTCAAGGGTCTGAATCTTGCTCTGCGTGAGGAAGTCGAGGATAGCACGGGTTCCGGCGTTCTGGTTGTCCGTGATGTCGCGAGCAACATTCTGGATGGTGTTCCGGGTGTCACACGCCTGCGTCGCCATGTCGTAGCGCACCTGCGCGATAGCCTGCCGGTTCTCGCAGCAGCAGTTCTGGTTCTGCATCTGCATGGCGTTGAGCTGCTGCATGAGCGCCGCCTGCTGATTGCATCGGGCAAGCTCCGCCGCAGAGAATCCGCTCGTCACGGCCTGCGTCACACCAGCAAAGCCGTTAAGCATTCCGGTGTTCATCGCGTAGAAGCCGTCACAAACGCCGTTGTTCACCGCGTCGATCTTGCGCTCGATGTTGGCAAAGTCGGACGTCAGCACATAGCCATCGACTACACCGCCGCCGTTGCCGTTACCATCATTGCCGCCGAAGCCGCCGCGACCCCAGCCGAAAATCAGCGCAAAGATGATGATCGCCCACCATCCGTCACCGCCGAACATTCCGCCGCGGTTGGAATTGCCGTCGCCCTGCCCAGCGAGGAATCCGCTCATAAAATCGTCTGCCATAGAAAAAACTCCTATCAGTTTATTTACATCCGGGCGCGCGCCTCCCGGCTGCATTTCAGTCGGCAGTTTTTATCAAGACCTGCGTAAACTGATAGGAGAGTGTTTACTTATTAAGGCCGAGGCCTTTTGCGATGTCTTCCACCGTCATGCCTCTTTCTGCGGCCATGTTCTGCGCCATCTGCGCGAGGCTCTGCACGTCCTTGCCCTGTATCATGGAAAGCGCTTGTCCCACCTGCGGGTTCGCCGCAGCCATCTTTTGAAGGAACGGCATGAGATTGCCGGATTTATACGCACCGACAAGCCCCATGACCATTTCGGCTTCCGTTGCCATCTGTCCCATGTTCTTCATCGTGCCGATAGCATCTGTTGCCATGCCTTTTAGATTCCGCATCATCTGCGGAGGAAGGAAGTTATTCATCGTCGTCCTCCACTCTCCGGCGCTTCTTCGCGGTCAGTTCCGCCCGCAGCGCGTCAAGGTCGGCTTTCGTGGCATACTCTACAGTAGGAGCTTGTTCCGGCGTGAAGAGCTTAAAATCGAAAAAGTCGGAAGCGCCCGTCTGCTGGTTGAAGCGTTTCAAATAGATCATTCCGTGCCCGATGTCCGGCATAACGACGCCGAGAGAAAAATAGTCCGTGCTTGTGGCGATAGCCTCTTCACGGCTCGTGACCGGTTTACAAACGTACCCCGGCGTGATCTGCTGCGACTGCTGAATGGGCGGCTGCTGATACCCGCCGTAAAACGGCTGCTGGGGCTGATAGTAGGGATTGTCCATTGCTTCACGTCCTTTCTGCCCCTATTGTCGCATAAAAAAAGAGGGCTAACCCATCGGTTAGCCCTCAAAAACCCATCATTCGATTGCAGCGGCGATCTTGTTCTTGATCACCCGTATACGGCGCTCTACCTTTTCCGTGCCGTATAGTTCCGTGTCCGTCTGCATGGCGAAAGAAATTTGCAAAACGCTCATGCCCTTTGCCCGCAGGCGGAAGATTTTTAGTTCCTCGTCGGTAAAGCCGCAGTCCCGCTCAAACTGTTCTCGCAGCTCGCGCGGGAATTGCAGCTTATTCTTTGTCCCTGGCGTTGTTAAACTCCGTAGGAGGCTCTCTGTCGTCATTGGCTACACTCTCCATGTATGCGTTAAAAAGTGTCTCTGCGAGGCGTTCAGACGCCTCGACGCCATTGATGCGGCAGAATGTTTTTACGGATTCTTTCATGATTCCGCAGTGTCGGTTTACAAAGTTTTGGTTACCGTCAGGCGGCGTTGAACTTGTCGTTCATTTCCTTGACGGCGGCTTCGAGCAGCACCTTAAGCTCGTCCTCCGTGGTTTTGATGCCCTTCTGTTCGAGCATGGAGGCAGCGACAGCCATGGCACGGGACAGCTTCTCGTCGCCGTGGATATCCTTATACACCTGTTCAATGTACGCAACGGTAGTTGCCGCTACCTTGCGCTTGGTATCGGTGTTGACGTACTTTTCGTACAGCTTCGCGGCGTAAGACGCGGCAATGCCGCAGATGGCGAGGATGATGTACTTGATGATTTCCATGCCGTAGGTAGTAATAATCTCGTTCATGGTTTTTCCTCCTAAAATTATTTGTGTTCGAGAATGCTGATACGGTTTTCGTGATCGGTCACGCGGTCGTCCAGCTCCTCGATTTCTCTTTTGCGGTGATTGATTCGTTCGTGAAGCTGCTTGTGCTCTTCCGTGTTGGATTTCTCCAATTTGCCATTTGCCTCTTTCAGCCCGTTCACCGCGTCCGTGAGTTTGACAATGTTCGAGTTGAGTTTCAGCATTGGCACAACAATGGTGGTGCCGAGCGCAATGAGTTCCGCGAGTGTGCGCACCATTTCCATTTCTTCCATGTTACCACCCCATGATTCTATTTACTTCGCCCTGCACGAGATCGTAAAACCACGCGCCGAGCTTCTGCTTTCGCTCCTCGCCGTTGCCCCACTTCCCGTCAAGCACCTCCTGCGCCATCGCCGGAATGCTCACAAGCATCCCGTCTTTCCCATCGGGGTCCGTAGGTGAGGGGCTCTGCTCCTCCCGCTCCCCGAAGTACGAAAGCGGCACATGCATGATATCAAGGTCGAGCGGCTCCCCGCGGTACTGGTGAAAGATGCATTTCCCAGACAGATCGGGATAATGTACGCCGTCGTTCGCGCCCCACGCGGCGATCCAGCGGTCGTACCCTGTCTCGCTGATGTGCGTATCAAACCAGCTCAAGCTGGCGTACACGCCGGTTTTGTTCCCTGCCTCTTCCATAGCCGCGCAGAACGTTTTGCACATCGCGGTGATCGTCTCGTCCAAGGGGAAACCGTTTTTCACCTTATACCCGTCCGCGTCCTCCATGTCGAACCACACGCCGAGACGGGGCTTCCGGCCATTGAGGAAGCGCAGACACCGCTCCGCCTCCAATTTAGCCGTCTGCACATTCAGCGCATAGCTGTACCAGTAGATGCCCCACGGGATACCGAGCGCGTCGCATTTGGCAATGTTGCGTTCTGCCCACAGGTCAACGGTGCGCACGCCGTAGCCCCCGCGGATGATGACAAAGCCATCCTTGTACGGCGTGAAATCGAAATCGCCCTGATGCTCGGAAACGTCAATACCGTTCATTTCCATGTCCCTCCTGCTTTGATTTTTGCCAGCGCATTTTTCCATGTGCCGCCCTTGCGGTACAGCGTTGCCTGCTTCCACGTCCCGCCGACCTTGAAATAAAGCGTCGAGCCGAGCAGCGCGGGGGCGGTAAAGGTCGCCGTTTGAACGTCGACCACGTTGTTCACGCAGCCGACCTTTGCGGTAATTGTGACACCCTCTCCGGCTTCTCCGACGAAATAGAATGTCGTCGTTCCTTTGGAGACCTCGAAGGACGTATCCTCCGTTCCGGTCACGTCGCCGACATCGCACCGGAGCTTCCATTTCTCCGGGGGGTAATAAGTGCCGTAGCTGCCGTTGTCGCTCGTAAGCTCTGCTTTAACCGCGAACTGTCTGCCGTTCAGTCGAGCAATGTACAGCTTTCCGGAAAGACTCCAATGGTTCGCCCTTCCGAAAACGCTCTTTTCCTGCTCCCACGCGCTGCCGCTGGGCAGCGTCGGAGCGGTCTGCGACCATGCCATACCCGCACCTCACTCCGAATACATGAGATAGATATCCCCGTCGCTGCCGAGCTCGGCGCCCGGCTCCGTCGTTCCGGCGTAAACGTGCCGCACCTGATCGGCGGAAAGGCCAAATTTTGTGTAGGGGATATTGTCAGCGAGCTGACCCGCGCCAACCGTCTTGTCCGCGATCTTCTCTGCCGTAACGACCTTGCTGCCGAGATTCGCTGTGCCTACCGCGCCGTTGGCGATCTTCGCTTCCGTTATCACGCCCGTCCCGTCCGGCAGCATCTGCTTCCAATCGCCGCCGACATCAGACTGCACATACTTGATGTAAAAGTTGCTGCCCTGATCGACCATGAAGATAAACGCATAGTGCTTGTTTATCTGGGAAAGGCAGGCAATTCCTCGAAGAGAACTGTTGATCGCTTTTGCGCCGTCCGGCACGTCCGTAGACGCTCGGTTCTGATAGACTGTATAGACGCCCGGCTCGGTCAGTGCGTTGATCGCGCCAACCAGAGATGCGCCGCTGCCGACTTTGATTCCGTAGGGGTCTGCATGTGTGCCGTTGTGCAGCGGGTTAATGAACTTGTAATCAACTCCGGGGAAAATGATGCTTTGCAGAAAGCGCACCGCCGTTTGCGTCGCCGCTCCTGCAACAACGATGTTCCCGTCCCCGCTGTCCGTTGCGCTCACAGCACCGGCGATTGCCTCCGGTATCGTCGTAGCGTCCGAAGCGCTCACATGGATATCGTCGCCGGTTAACGTCACATTGCCGGAGGCGTCCGGCGATTTCGTGTTCACTGTCACGACAGAGCCGGAGCCGTTCATGCCGTTGTAGACGGAGAATGTGGTAAACTCCCCATTGTCGAATGTGATTTTGTATGTGTCCGTCGTACCGGCAGCGTGTGTGCCGCTTTGCAGTGTGATGGACGCTATACCGTTGCCGTTCTTTACGTTGAACGTGGAGGTCGTTCCGTCCGTGAGCGTCACGGTGTAGGTGTCCGTCAAGCCGTTAGTTCCTGTCTTTGCAACGCTCTTGATGGATGAACCGTTTGTTACGGTAAAGTTGGTGCTTGTGTTATCCGAGAACGAGATTTTATAAGTATCCACAAGTCCGGATGTGCTGATTTTCGCAACGCTCGTGATTGCCCGACCGTCCGTTCCCTTGTCGCCCTTCGCGCCGGTCGCACCACGTACCGAGGTCGTCTGTACCTCCGTATCGTCAGACATGATGAACGTCAGGGTATAGTCGTCGTTTAGGGTAATGCTCTTAATGCCGCCGTGTCCGTCAAGAGCCGTTGCGAGGTCATTGATAAGCACCTGTCCGGTCAGGGACTTTGCCTGTCCCGCCTGTTCCATAACGAATAGGTCTGTCGTTGTTACGGTTGACGCTCTCGGAAGCTCGCCTACTGTTTTGTCCGCCAAGGATTAGCCCTCCTTCGTTTCCGCTGCAATCAATTTCTCGATAAGCAGTTTGATATAAACAAGCTTCTCGAAATTCTCCCATCCATCGACGCGGAGAGTACCGAGAAGCTCCTTGATTTTATTAAGTTCTTCCATGTTCAAACCTCGCTCGCGTACTTCTGCCGAAGCGCTGCCCGCTGTCCGCCGGTTTCGTTGACAAGATATTCAAACTTCGTATAATGCTCGAATACCGTCTCATCTCCGTTTGCGGCTACATAGCGGATTTTCGCCGTTTTCTTCTCATCTCCGAAGATCGCCGCCGCTTCCACGAATGAAAGGCCGGTCAGCGTGACATACAGCAGCCCAACCGTAGCAATGCCGCAGAACGCGCAAGGGTATTCACTTCCGTCAAGAAAAATGATTTTGTCCATATATCTCCTCACTAATAACCAAGGCATTTTATTTGAACAGTATTCCCTACACCGTCTCTAAAAGTGTAAGTTGAAAGATTTACAGTGTACCCATACAGCCGAAATGCCTCGTTGGTAGAAAAAGATCCCGCAGAGGCGTTCATCGCCGCCGCTGTTGCAGCACCGGAAAAAACATCCCCGGCAAAATACCCGTTTGCGATGCCGCCGTTTAAGTATCCATTGGTATTCGCCGTCGTGATTGTTCCAGACCCTATCTGGCTGCCTTGAATTGTTCCGGCGTCGCCGCCCGTCTGTATCCGGTTGGCATAGACATTCCCGGTAAACGTTCCGTCCGTTGCGTATAGTTGGCCGTAGCTGTTTACGCGGAATTTACCGCCGCCGAGGGCGATGCCGTCCGTACCGATGTACACACCGTCCACCGTCCCGTACAGCTCCGACAGTTTGTTGTATATGGCGTTCTGCGTAATGGTAAACCCGCTGTCTTTGCTTCCGATGAACCCGGATGTTGCCGTTATCTTGCCGGTGATGTCTACACCGTCTTTCGTTGCCCTGAACACTTCCTGCCCGGAGCTTTCCAGAACAAACCCGTCCGCCGTCAAAGACCAACCAAAAGAGGCGGAATTGCCGCCGGTCTGCGTTACTCTCGCGGCAATCTCCTGCGCGTGCAGTTCCAAAGCCGCCCGCATTTCCGTTTCGCTCGTTTCTCTGGCCGTGACCTCCGCCTGAATGCTCGCGGCATTAACTCTAAGGCTTGCCCGCGTCTCGGCAAACTGCCGGGCGGTCTTCCGGTCGGTCGGGGATTTGTAGGGGTACTCATGGTCAACAGCATTCTCCTGCGGTGCGGAGATACGCGCCGCCATCAGCGTTGAGAAATTGGTCTCATTAACATAGATGCCGGAGAAAACACCATTGATGGTAACGCCGTCGCCAAGCTCTGCCGCAGGGTCGAGCTTCGCCCATTCCGTGTCATACGGTCGATAGACAAACTCCCTGATGCTCTCTAAGATGTCGTTCGCCATCTGCTGAGAACCCCACGGGCAGTCAAGCTCTAAGACATTATCGCCCGTTCCGGCCTCGTAGCAGGAATCATCGTCAACGTTGATGCGGACTTTGGTGTATTTCGGCAGTTCCGGCGTTGTCGTATACCCGGAAGCGCTACGACCAATAAAAACCGATTCAGACAAGGATCCTGTCACCTCCGAACGTTAGGACATATCCGGCGGTATCCACGAGATAGTGTGTCTCAATGCCGATCTCATTCAGCCGGACAAGGCGGAGCTTTCCATCGTCCGACATGATGAAATTTCCCGCGTACATGGCCGCGATGTATCCGAGGATTTCCCTCATAGCGTATCCTCCGGGATACTGCACCGGATACCCACGCTGCATGATGTCAAACGTGCGTGGATCGACCTCCACGCCCATATGCTCAGCAATAAGGCTTACAACGTCAATGTCCGTTTTGGGCCATTCGCCGATGTCCCCATTCACGGGAAAATCGTTCTCGGCCTTTAGCATTGCGTCGTATCCGTGGAATACGATCTCGTCCGTGCTCTCCCCGTCGGAGCGTGTATCGATATAAAACACGCCCTTCGGTATCCATTCACTTTCCTTCGTGTCATTCACGGCACGGATAAACGGCTTGATGGAGGACATTCTCTTGATCATCGCCGTCGGCTTTACCATCGTGACATCGATTTCCGCGGCTACACAGCACCCGACCATCGGCTTGTCGTCCGTGAAAAGGTGCTGCGTGGTCTTGATCTCTTTGAGCATGTTCCCGCCATATCCGCCGGAATCGGAATCGTAATAAATCCTCGTCCCGCCAAACGTGATATAATCTGCGTGCTCATCGATCAAATAAAACTCGTCGCCGATGACGAGCTTGGTCTCGAACCAATGCGTACCGGCGACGATTTCCTTGTATATTGCGCTTGTGTTCTGCATGGCTCATCTCTCCACAAGGGCGAGCGCATCAATGTTCCAGCGTTCTTTCCCATCACCGAAAGATGTATCGACCGTAGCCTTGCCGGTGCTATTGTACATCGTCGTGACTTGCGTACCCTTTACCCACGGGTTTGTGTATGTTACTTCGACGTACTCCGGCATAAGCGCCGGCAGAACGATCTCGGCGTCTTTGGTGTACAAAGGTTTGAACGTTGCATCAATGCGGAATTTCGTTGCGATCCGCGCCCGGTGCATGGTGTAATCCATCGTGCGCCCTGCGTCCGAGCTGTCGCCGTCCTCTCTGGTCACGGTGTACCCGCCGCCGTCCAGATAGGGGAGCATATCAACGCCGTTGACAATCAGTTTCATTTACCGCGCCCCCTGTTCCGTTCCTCGCTGTAAGTGTACATGATCTCGCCGACCTTGCGCTTATCAAGGTAAACGTCGCTCGGTTTGATTTGTTCGTTGCCACGCGCAGTTAAACGGTCGAGAAGCGCGTCCAGCTTACTTTCCAACTCTGGGGATATACCATACCCATACCCGGAGGAAAACGCATTAGGCGGCACTACACCGCCCATAGCAACGGCGGGCATTCTCATGCTCAAACCGGCGAACTTATCCGTCATCCGGTCAACGATGCCGTCCGCTACCATCGACACCCACTGTGTGTTTCTCTCAAGCGGAATGACGGCCTCCGAGCCATCTTCACCGGCAATAAACGGAGTGCCCTTTTTGACGATGCCGCCCTTGGCGAGACGCGGGATAGATACCGAGCTTGCCCGCCAGTTTATACCGCCGCCGCCGAAGAATTGCAAAACGCTGCTGAACGCTCCGACGAGGTTATTGAACATCGTAATAACGCCGTTAACAAACGCCTCTACAGTGCCAAGGATACTGTTGATAAGGGACGCGCCCCAGCGTTTGATTTCAACCCAGACGTCGATCCAAGCGCTCTTGATCTTGTCAAGCGCCGCCGACCAATCGCCTGTGGCGAAACCGTATACAACAGCGGCCAGAGTTTCAAAGATCGCCTTTATAAGTGACAATGCCGTGCGAATAGCGCCGACAATATTGTTAAAAGAATACTGAACGACGCCGTAAAGCAGAATGAATATTTGCGAAAGGACGTTACCCTTTTCGGAAAGCGTTTTCAGCGCATTGTCGAACCACCCATTGACTATGCCGCTGATCTTGTCGAAAAACGCTGTGATGTCGTCCCACCACCCGGACAGGAATGAGCCGAGAGCAAGGAACGCTCCGATTGCAAGCGGTATCCATGATCCGGTGAGAAGGGCAAGACCGATACCGATTTTAAGAAACCCGGTTGACATCTCTACGCACATGTCTTTCGTAAGGCTTCCGGTGTTGATGAAATTTTTAAAAGCACCAATCAAATCCAGAGTGCCGAAAAGAACCAGCGCAATGCTCGCGGCAGTTTTCCCGAACGCAAGCCCGATAGCAAGTGCCGCAATTCCCTCCAACAGGTTTTTGATAAGCCCGAGGTTGTTCTTGATCTTGTCACTGATCGCTACATCTTCGTACTTGATCCCGCTGCCGGAACCGACCCCGCCGCCGCCGGAGGACGAATCCTGCGCAATGGTCAGCGTATCAATGCCCATGAGCTGCTTTTTCAGTTCCTTTGCAGCGCCAGCGCCGGAGGATAGATTGTCGCTCAACTTTCCCGTGTTGGTTATGGCCCGCTTGAATGTGCTTTTCCCGCTAAGAGCCGCAAAGAACGCCGCGATAGCGTCCACAGCCTTTGTGATCCAGCCAATAAGCGTCTGCAATACCGGGATAACCGCAGTAAGAATTGGGGCGAACGCCGCACCCCATGACGCCTTTAGCCCCTGTAAAGACGCTTTCAGTTCGTTAATGCTTTTCTTCGTCTCAGGGTCGTTCTCGGCATAAGCCTTTACCGCTTCAACGGTGTATTGCTTTAGCTTTCGGAAAAGAACGAACAGCGAGCGGATACCGATGCCGTATTTGAGCAGATTCTTCATGCCGCTTTTGATGGACTGCTGCGCCCCCTCCATTGCGGCCTTGATGTCAGCGCCTTTGGACGCATCGGTGATTGTCTGCGTCAGCTCCCCGGCTCTTTTTTTCTGTTCTTCCAGCTCCGCTGTCTGCTGTTTCAGTTTGTCAACGATTTTCGCGTCCTGCGCTTCAAGCCGCTGTGCGGCTTTCTCTTTCGCCGCGAGAATCTTTTCCTGCTCGGAAAGCTGCGCTTTGATTTCCGCCTGCCGCTGGGTCTCTTCGATCCATGTCTTCGGATCAGCATTGGCGTTAATTGCGGTTTTTGCCTCGCTCTCTGCCAATGAGGATTTCAGCTTTTCGACCTTATCATAAGCCTGCGCCGCCTCGTCCTGCGCCTGTTTGAGCTGTTCAACGATGGGTGCGCGTTTCGCCTCGCCGCTCTCCATGTTCTTTTTAAGCCTGTCCATGTCGCGTTGGAGCTTATCCAATTCTTTGGCGGCTTGCCCGGCGTCGATTTCTACCGGGAATCTAAGTTCTGTCGCCATCGCATCACGTCCATTTCTTCAACATTTCTTCGTCCTCTGCCGTGTACTTCGTCGGTAGCGTTACCAGCTCCCGATTCTGCCGCAGCCATTCCCGCTCGTATTTTTCGAGCTTTTTGCCTTTGGCTAGTTTCGAGCGCAGCGACACGATCTGCGAGAACGCGCAGTCCCCGCCGATCTCCATATACGCGCCCATGAACGTCCACCAGTGGAGATATTCGACCGAGCGGCATTCGTAGCCGAGCACACGGTTGACAGGCGCGACGATATACGGGAAGTCCTTTTCCCAATCCACAAGGCGGGCGGATTTCTTCCAGCGCGGCTGTCCGAGGTCGATGAACCAGAAGCTCTTCTCCAATGCTTCCGAATAGTCCGTCAGTTTTTCCCAATCGGGGAAAATCGTCTGTATTGTCGCCTCCGCCTTGTCCGCATCGGAAAAATCAGGGTCATTCAGAACCTCTATGAGGTCGAGAATAACCCTGTAGTCCGTGCGTATCGCATGGTCTGCACCGCCGACGGAAAGCGACACCGGCAGGGAGTAGATCATTTCTTGAATTTTGCGAGATACTTTTGCAGCTTCGGATTCGTCTTTTTCTTTTCAGCCGTAAAGGTATCGTTCATGTTGTCGATGAGGCAGAGCATCAGGTTGCACCACACGGGCAGGCCATCCGCCATCGCGTAGGTGTTCATCGTGCCATACAGGGGAGTGCAAACGTCAAAGCCGAAAAGACCGTTGATAAGCTCTCGCATCTCCCCGTCCATTTCCCGGGCGGCGGCAAAGATTTTCTTCGCGTCGTTCTCCCCGGCGAGCATAGCCTGATATTTGTCCTGCTGCTTGTCCATCGCGTCGAACGCATTAAAAACGCGCTCGATAAAGTCAATGTCGGTGAGGTTGAGCAACACCGTCACCTTTCCGTTGATGGAGATTTCCTGTACTCCGGTATCATGTCTAAGTTCAAGCATTGCTTAACCTCCAGAAATTAGGTCTCAGGCGTAAACTCGATAGCGCCGCCAACGCCCTTCGTGGCCGTGCCCTTCGTGCGCGTGCCGCCGTAAGTTACGTTGATGGGCATACCAACGCTGCCGCCGCCCTCGCCGCCGAGACCAGTAACCTCGACCATGCACGCCTCGTATCGCTCGGCAAAGCCAGCGTAAGTGTGGACGATGAGCATATCCATAGCCGCAAGCGCCATCGCGTCCTGATCGACAACGGCAAGCTTCCAAATCTTCTGCTGCGCCGCGTCGCCGCTGTCCAGCTCGCACGGCTCGAAAGACTGCGTAATGACAGGCTTCTTCATCGTGCCGTAGGTGTCGCCGAGAATGTCTTTCTTTCTCTCGGTCGCCCAGTCGTATTCCTCGGAGCTGTCCTCCACGCGCTTGCCGATAACCGACCAAACAGGGGCGGAGCTCGTGCCGGTGTTCAAATAAGCAAGAAGAAGCTCACGCGCTACGGTCTGACCCGCAGTCGTAGTCCAAGTGTATTCAGCCAAAATTAAACCACCTCGTAAATTAAAGTTAAGAGGATCTGGTGATCCTCTACGTCGCCCTCGTATCGGGCAAAAAGAGCCGCTGCCGTATCGCGTTTGACTTTACGCACGCGGATACCGTCCGCAATCGTAAGGCTATCCCCGTTCGCCTCCGCCCACGCGCCGTATGCATCCAGCACCTCGTCAGCGCTCATTCTCTCGTCGGCGTTCTTTGCCGGGACGCGGTAAATGATTTTGAACTGGTACTGCGCCTGATACGAGCCGTCGATAAACTGCTTGGTTTTGTACGCCGCCTGAATGGTGGAAATGCATAAACCGCTTTTCTCGCCCAACCATTCAAAGTCGAGTTTGGAAAGCGGTTTGTCCGGGTACGTATTCAACCATTGCCGAACGGCGCGGCTCACGTCTGCGTTTTCCTCCGCAGATACTAAGGTTTTTGGTTTCTGTTCATCCAAGGGACGAAATCACCGCCTTTTCTGCGACACGCGCCCACTTGTCGCCGTTTTTCTTGTAGGATGCGTCCATCCAATGGGATTGCGCTTGCGGGTGCATGTCGGTCGTAAAAACAAGGTCTTTCGCCGTCGGGGTGAGCGTTGCACCCTTGTGCCAGCGCAATCCTACATCCGGAATGTTCATTGGGCCTTTCCCGGTGGCTGCGTCAACCATGACTTTGCCCTCGTACAGATAGCGGGCTTGATCGCCGGTATAGACGATCTCGTTGCCATCCGTCCGCGCCATGTTGGAGAAAACGCCCGTCAGCGCAGGGACGAAGGGAATCGTGTCTTTCAGCGCTTGCGTTGCAACAACGATCTCCGCCGCTTTACAGGCAGATTTGAAGTTTTCCCCGCTCACCGTTTTGATCTTTAGCGTGATCCTCATTTTCCACCGACCTGCCAGTGCATCATGTCGCCGCCGAAATCCCGGACATCAACCGTACTCACGTCAAAGGCGTAGTCGTATTTCTCTTGCAGCTGCGCAAGGCTCATCATTTCGGAGACCTCGCCTTTGACAAAGTAGGTGGACGTGGAATTGCTATGTCCGCCGCTGTCCAGCGTCCACAAACCCTGTTGATTCTCTGCCGCATAGAACACTTTTGGCTCGACATACGTTTTCTTGTCGCCGGTCGTGCTGACCGCATCAACGGAAAAAGGGATGTAAAGAGTAGCGGCGTCAGCGTCGGCGAGCCCCGTCTTTGCGACATTCGTTCCCTTGGCCACGTCCAGAAGCACACCACGCAGGATGGTAATGCTGTTGTGCATCTTTAGGTCGTCGTCCTCGTAGGAGTTAAAGACAGTCACAGTATGTGGGAACACAGCGCTGCCCTCCTCTGTACAAAAGCCCCGTCCATGCCAGATAGTCCATAGCGATATCTTCCAGCGTTTTACGGGCGGCTTCCGCCGTCTCTACGCCACTTGCGTATGTTTTGCTCCACGCGCCCACGGTCTGGCTCTTGACCTCGCCGCCGCTCATGCTCTGCGCTTTGGCGTTCTCAATAATTTGATACTGTTCCGCCAGCGCACAGCAGCACATTGCAAGCGCGTTGTCATCATCAGGGTAATCCTTCGCCTTGCCGATTGTGTAATAGTCTATGAAGGAGCTTGCCCGCTTGGATGCACGGGCAAACTCCTGTTCCGTCAGGGCGCTGCCGAGATAAGTATCGGTGTAGAAAGTGTATGTTGCGTACATCTGCGCCCCTCCGGTTTATCAGCCCACGGTAACGGCGGCAGTGCCGGACTTCGTGCCGTCCTGCTTGGAAGTCGCGGTAACGGTCAGCGCAGTATTCGTCTCGTTGGAGGCGATGGTCAGCGTGCCGTTCTCGTCAATCTTCGTTCCGGCCTTAACAGCAGTCGTGCCGGAAACACTCCACAGCACGCCGTTAGACACCGCGCCCTCGCCGGTCACAGCTGCGGCAAACGCCTTGCTCGCTCCCTTAGCAACGGTAGCGGTGGCCGGGGTAACGGTAACGGTGTTGACCGTACCGGCAGGCGCGTACACCGCGAACGGGCAGTACTTCGACAGGGTATCATTATACGCAGTCTTCGGGTTCGGAATTTCCCAGCCGAGACGCATAACCGCACGCAGCGCGACCATATCGTTCTGCATGAGGTTGTAAACGATGGAGTTGTCGGAAGGATCCTGCACAACGCCCTGATCGAAAATTTTGAACGTGATGTCCTGACGGATAGAATACACCAGCTCCGACCAGTCACCGGCGAACATGAGCGCCTTGGCAGTGTCGAAAGCACCATTGCGCGGGAAGTACATGGGGGAGCCGTCCAGCGCATAAGGCGTCGCGCCCTGCATATCGGTTTTGAAGATGGGATTGCCGTTCAGGTCTTTCAGACCGCGCAGCTTCGCACGCATCTGGATAGCGGACATAATGCCGTTAACAAGATAGCCGCTCTCCTCGACCTTGGCGATCACGCCGCCCTCGGCGAGAAGGTCGTCATAGATATACGGCGTCGCCGCCACAACGGAACCGGCTTTCGTGCAAGTCTCAAGGACACTGTCGCGCCAAGAGGTGGGCTTGTTCGTGCCGAACAGGATAGCGCCGTCAATGACCTTGCCGAACGCCTCAACGAGACGCGGGCGGACTTCGCCCCAGATGTCATAGTCAGCATCGTCAAGCACCGCCTCCGGAATGGGGACGATGACGGCGATCTCTTCGGCATAGATTTTCTTCTTGTCCCACTTCATCTTGGTGGTCTGCTTCATGCCGGTATCGCCGTTCACGAAGTAGGCAGTGGGCAGCATGTCCAGAACATTCATCGTCTGGGTCTTGCTCGTCATGTTGGGGAGGCGGCGTCCCATCTGGAGGACGGCGCTGCCCTCGGTCACGCCCTGAATGATCTCACGGGTGACAGGTTCGGGAATAAGACCGGAAAGGTCAGTTCTGTTTACAATGTTAGTAGCCATATTAGTCATGTTTACCTCGCAATTCTCATTTAAATTTGCCCCGAATCAGGGCATTCATAGCGTCGTTCGTGCCATTGGCACTATTGCCGCTATTGCCGACGTGCGCGGACATATCCACACGCACGGAGGCGGGGTTGCGATCTTTCAGAAACTCGTCGGCTGCCTTTTCAAAGCTCACCGTGTCCGTTACTTTCTGGCCGATCTTAAAACAGTAAAATTCCAGCTCATCAGCCCCCACGCCCTTAGAGGTAAGATACTTTTCCCTCTCGTACTGCGTGAGCTTCGCTTCGGCGGCAAGCCGCGCCGCCTTTTCGGTGTCGCGCTCTTTCTCAATGCCCTTGAGCTTGTCCGCTTCGCTCTGCTGATTGGCTTTCCAAGCCTTATAAGCGTTCATCTCTTCCTCGGTGGGCATTCCTTTGGTTGCCCGCGCAAGACGCTTTGCAACGATGTTGTCTACTTCGGCCTGTGTGAAAGTAGCCTCGTTCCCGCCCCCGGCGGTGTTGGGATTGGTATTCGGATCTGCCATGATAATTCCTCCGTTTTCCGCCCGTCGGCGTATTCCGTTTATGCCCGTCGGCAAACAAAAAAGGAGCCCGTCCCGAATGGGACAAACTCCTTGAATGTTTATAAATGCATGGCCGCTGTTGAGCAGTAGCGACGCGGTTTTTGTATCCCCCTCCGCAGGGGCAAGACAGGGGGAAAGGAAGGAAGCCCTGCCAAAGCAAGACCGTTATTTCTGTACCCGCCACAAGGTCAGGCGGCGCTCTCTGTTATGCTTTTATAGTTGGTTTATTTATTGGCCGCTTTCTTCACCTCTCGAGATTCTTTCGGCCCGAACTCCGCGATGTTCCCGCGCTCGTATTGTGGCCGCAGTCCTGCCGCCTTGCTGAAAGCCTCGTATTCCTCGTTTAGACGACGATACCGTACAGCCTTTGTGGTATACTCCTCATCGTCTCCGCGCCCATTGGCGGCTATTAGCTCACGTTTAACTTTACGCAAGGCCGCTTCAATCTGTCTCTGCTTTTGTGTCGCCTCGTAAAAGGTGTATTGCTTGCCCTCAAACTCAAAAGGCGGCGGGTCGATGTTCTCTAATTCCTCATCAGTATATGTCCGCTCGGAAACGCCCTCGATCCAGATGTGGTACATATGGCGGCAGTTAGCGCCGCACAAGCCGTCCACTTCGTCAAGACCGCAGACCGCGTATATAGACGGGTAAATATCGCCGGTTCGGACGGAATAAACACGCCCCTGCCATTTCTTGTGGCTCGCCCATGGCGTTTTTCCCTCTCCATCTCGCGCTCCGCGGTGCGCCGTAACCTCTCTGTATGGCGTGTCAAGCAGCGTTGCCGTCTGCTCGGTGTACTGCCTGGAAAGCTGGGTAACGCCGGTCATAACAGCTCTGCGGGCTGCAACGTCAACGCGGTTATGCCAGCCGGATTCGTAGTCAGCGTACTGCAAGCCGCTGTCCGTCAGCATCTTTGTTGCGTCACGGATCGCCACGTTATAGCTCTGCCCGCTCTCCACGCGCATCAAAGCATCGTCAAGGACACGCTGGTACATCCGGCCTATATCATCGACCTTTACCGTGCCGTCCGGTGCTCTGTACGCAAAGCCCATGCTGCGGGTAATGTTCGTCAGCTCTCCAAGCGTCTGCATCTCAATGGCGTTGATTTCCTGCATGAACAGGTCAGCATTGAAATTGTTTTCGCCGAGAATAAGGTTGTCGTCGATCAGCGTATCAAAATACTGCTGATTGCGTTGAACGGCTTTGTTCCATACTGTGTCAAACTCGCTCTGCGTGAGCTTTAGGGCTTTTCTTATATACTCGTTGATTTTCTTATAATCATACCCACGCCGCTGCAAAGACCGTATATGCTCTATCGCCGTCTCCGTCATTTCGCCGGTCATGGCTACGCGGGAGCATATATCCTCAAGTATTTGCTCCTCTAAGCGCTGATAGAGACGCATAAGCGGAAGGGGCAGGGAGTACATAAACTCCGGCGTGATCGGGTATTTCATTCATTTTCGCCCGATACAAGCGCCTCCATCTTCGGCAGGGCGGCTTTTGCCGTCGCCTCATCCTCGTTCATATAGCGCATACGAAATTCGTACGGCTGCATGATCCCCATCTGCACCATGCGCGCATCTCGGTTGAACTCTGATTCCTTATCCTCGATGATGGAATCATCGAAGTCAACCGTGATCTCAACGTCCTCGTTTAGCCCGGCGTTCATGTAAGCATTGCCCATTCGGAGAAGAACGCGGCACAGCTCAATGAGAACGCCCTCAAGGATGATCTCGTGCTTCTTGATAGTGCGGAACATCTCGGAGTTTTCGCTTATGATCTGCGTCGCCGTGGATACATTGCCATTGTCGTATTTGTAATGGTTCTCGCCGAATCCGCACTTGCTCGACAGGAGATTGAGCATATCCTGAATACCGGCATTGTGTTCTGCCGTTCGGAGGGACATATTGATCTCTTTTACAATGTCGCCGTCTTTCCCATCTTCCGGGAGAACATAGAAAACCACATCGTTAGTATCGAACAGCGGCTCGCCCGTGTGGAAATTCTTCGTCGCCTGCGGTTTGAGCATGACGCGCTTCTTGCCAAGCTGGAACTCGTTCACATAGCTGTCGTATGTGAGGTCAACGCCCTTTAGCTGATCTATGGCATTGGCAAACACCGAAATGCCCATCGGTAGGGTTGCATCAACGTTATTGACGATGTTCAGCCGGTCAATGACGAACATACGCTGCGTAAACGGTGTATGCACGACCGGGGCGACGTTTTCAAACCCCGGCACATCGGCAAGCTTCACCTCCGACAGGCTGCCCTTTTTGTCACGATACAAAAGGTTTTCGATGTCATATGTTCCCTTTTTCGTTCGCTTGTGGATGCAGATGTAAAGGTACGAATCTTTTTTGATGGACTTGTGCGAGCCAAACGCGCATTCGGTGACAATGCCGTTCTCCCACGTAAGAGGAAGGATAAGGTCAGCCGGGACATAGTCAATGCGGATTTCCCCGCCGCTGCCGTTCACCTTGCCGGTCTGCTCATCAACAGACGCATTAACGACCGTCGGAACATATGCAACCGTGCCGCGAGCCGCCTTGATCTCCTGCATCTCGTTCGACTTGACGGTGAAGTTGTTCCGCTCAAAAACGGAATAGATAAAAGCCTGCTCTGGCTTCCCCTCAAGCGTTATCTTGCATTTTTCGTTCAGCAAAAGGTTCGCCCAGTCCTCGCAGACCTTTTTCGCCATGCCGAGAGAGTACAGGCGGCAGGGGACGTGCTTCATGCCGTTCCAGATGCGGTACTGGTGGAATTGTTCCACGTAACCGTCGTACCAGCTCTTCCAGTTCTCTATGTAAGTGTAAAACTCTTCCGGCACGGTAGTGTAGCCCCGTGCCAGTAAAACCTCGTAAATGTTCATGCCTTCACTCCGTACAATCTGAATACCGGCTCCATCCCATACCGGATAGCGTCTATTGCGTGGTTGTTCTTGTCTGGGTATCCGCTTATAATCTCGCCGTCTTTGTTCCGCTCGTACTCATAGCCGACGACCTCTTTGTATGCGTTCGGCGTCCTGCGTTTGTCAATAACGATCTTTCGGCGCTGTAACCACTTCATACCATACTCGACGCTTCCCGGGCCTTTTATGGCGTTTCTTGCGTCAAGCCCGCTTGCCCGCAAGTCCGCGATGCTTTTGGGCTCCGCACTGTCGCATGTAATCGGGAAATCGTTGTAATGGCGCTCACGGATCCATGCAGCATTATCTTCGTTGCTCGTCTTATTGACGTAATGCTCATCGATCAGATACAGCGTTTCTCTGGCAACGTCATAGTAGATGCGGACAAAGCAAAACGGATCAGGATACCAGCCAAAGTCGATGCCTTGATAAATCCTGTCAAACCTCTTTACTTCGTCGTCGGTAATTTCTCGAAGCTCCAACTTTTCAAATACGTTGCCGCCCGTTCCTACCGGCAGACCAAGGTATTCGTGTTGGTACGCTCTTTCATCAGTGTGTTTAAGGTATTCGGCTTCGTTAATGAACTCCTCGCCGAGCCAACTCTTGGGCGCATCAAGGTATGTGCTTATGTGGCACAGCCGGTTCGGCTTGTCTTCGGCGCTGTCAACATTCGCCCAGTTATCGCGGCTGATAGGCGGGTTGTAGCTCTCGAAATTCCAGAACTTGTCCCCACCGCGCATCGTGGACTGCAAAATTGTTCGTATCTCCGCCCTGCCGGAAAACTGATCTTTTTCCTCAAAGTGCGTAACGGCAATATACCCGAACGGCACCTTGATAGATTTAATCTTCATAGGGTCGTCTGCACCACGGAACATGATCTTTTGCCCAGTCGGTCGGTAGATAATTTCCATAGGGCTGACCTTTGCGTACCATAGCCCTGCCATGCCAAGCTCGGAAATCGCCCACATATACTGATTAAATACGCTGTCTCGTAGAGTATTTGCAACTTTGCGGAGCACCAGCGCGTGGGTGCTGGGATTGGCAATTAACAGTTGCGGCACAAGCAGGGATACGGTTGACGACTTCAAGCTGCCTCGACCGCCGCGAATGTCATAATGCGTATGTCCGTGCCGCATAACGTCTTTCGCAAAGTCATAAAATACAGGGGCGAGCATTTCTGACATTTTTATATGTCCCATTCAATGACCGCCCCTCTATCAACTTCCGGATCAGGATAGTCTTTCTGTCCGAGAACTTGCTTGCCAAGCCATATAGCCATTGTCGCATTCGTTTCCGATAGCTTCATCTGGTTACGGCGCAAACTCACTTTGCCTCTGGCCTGTCCTCTTTTTTTGCAGTCTAAGAATGTTTCGCGGTTGTTCTTGTTATGCAGCGTTTCTACCGTAGTGCCAAGCTCCCCGGCCATTTCTTCATCGGTGCACATGTATTTGGACAGCATCTCGACCAGTTGCTTGCCCTCGACGCTTAAAACAAGGCTCGGTCGGCCTTTTCCGTTGGGCTGCTTATTCAGATATTTGTTAAACGCTCCGAGCTGTTCAGCAGTCTTTGCCATATAAGCACCTCGTAGACAACGCGAGAACGCTCTCTATGGTTTCGGCCATGTCATAATATCTATAATCACCCAAACGGCCACAAACGATTAGACCGTCCTTTTCCGCTCTCGACCGGTATTTCTGATACAGAGCTTCGCTCTCTGCGTTATTGACAGAATAAAAAGGTTCTTTCCCTCTTTCCCATGTGTCAGGGTATTCGATTGTCAGTACGGTTTTCGGGCTTTCTGTGTCAAAAACGAAGTGCTTGTGCTCTATAACCCTAGTATGGGGAATTCTGCTCTCGGTGTAATTTACTACAGCCACACCTTGATAGTTGTCTATATCAACCGTCATCTGATCAAAGCGCAGGCTTCGCCACGGGAGTTCGCCGTACTCATATCCGTAAAGCTCATCGAGTGCGCCAGTATAAACGATCTTCTTTGCCTTATACTTTTCCTTTGCTTCTTCAAAGGACGTATTTAGGGCTACGTCTGTGCCGTTTAACAGCGATTCAATGAGCTTGTTATACCCCTCAATAGGGATGCCCTGATATTTCGCATTGTAATAGTTATTGTCCGCCGTATATCGAACAGGGATCCGGCGCATTATATCCGGCGGAAGGTCGGAACACGGCTTGCCCCATTGCTTTTCGGTGTACCCTCGGATAAACATCTTATAGATGTCTTCTCCGACAAGCGACAGTGCATGTTCTTCTAAGTTCTTCGCTTCACGGTCA